GTAATTGCACCTTGTTGGTCAGCAGAATTAAATTGTGTATTGCCATCAATGTAGACTGTATGCGTACCATCAACGCCAGTTACACGCCATAGCGCATTGACCACATAGTTAGGGTCAGGCTGTTGCAATGTGTACATTGCTGTGATTGTGGTTGTGAAAGTTGTCATGTCAGTCCTTATGGATGTGATGCTTTGTAAGCGTCAAATTCTGCTTTGAGTTCTTGAATTGCCTTGACTAAATATGGGACTAAGTTTGGCTGAATACCCATAACTTCATCATCGACCCACTCTTTTTCAGCTTCATTAGGTGCATGATAAATAATTTGGTCTGGCAAAATTTGTTGGAATTCTTGAGCAATAAAACCAACTTCATGCTTGTCGTTTTCTTTGTAATCAAATTCAACAGGGCGCAAAGCAGTAATAACACTCAAACCATTGGCAACATCTACAACATTCTTTTTAATGCGTTGATCGGAAGTAGTTGACCAAGAAGCAGAATTATTACCTTGATAAATACCGCCATAAGTAGAGCCGTTATACGCAACAATAAAGCCTGTGTTTGAGCCTTTACCAGTTGTGTTTGGTGTCCCAATAACTAATTCGTTTGTGTCTGTTGCCGCATTAGGTTGTGCGTTATAACCAAGGAATACGCCATTAGTTCCACTTGTAAGAGTGCCTCCAGCGTAATATCCAAGACCAACACTTCCTTGTCCTGCCCCTGTATTGTTATATAAAGCCTGATAACCTACGGCAACATGATAAGAACCAGAAGTGTTTAAACCAAGAGCATCATTCCCTATGGCAACACACCCAGAAGCAGAAGTAATACTTTTAAGCGAATTATTACCAACAGAAACATTGACACTACCATTTGTTGAGCCACTTACACCATATTGAGAATTTCTACCAATTGCTACATTACCATCACCTAATCCATAATAAAATGCTTGATAACCAATAGTTGTTACAAAATTACCAACTCCAGAACTAGATAAACTATATGCGCTTTGATAACCCAAACAAACATTTCCTGCTGAAGTAACAATGTTATACCCCGCTTGATAACCTACAGCAGTGTTGTTTGATGCTACGGTGTTAGCGGTAAGTGCAGAACGGCCAATAGCAACATTAAATTGCCCACTTGTATTGGCTTGTAGGGATGCCGTGCCAACAGCAGTATTATCTCCACCCGTATTATTTTCAAGTGAAGCATGACCAACCGCAGTATTGTCAGAACCAGAAAGCACTAAATTAAGAGCGTTACGCCCAATAGCGGTGTTTCTTGGCCCTGTTGTAACAGTTTGCAAAGCAAGATAACCAACGGCAGTATTGTTAGCACCAGTCGTATTAGCCGCCAAAGCACTTATTCCTACTGCGGTGTTCTGTAACACAGCACTTGCGCCCTTGCCTACTGTTAGACCATTGACAACAGCGTCAACAGTAAATGTCTGCGTTCCCGCAAAGGTCTGCGCTGCCAATGTTGCAATGGTGCTTGCAACAGCGGGGACGTTTAAGTTAAAAGTCGATGCTGTGTTTGGGCCAACCAAGTTGACTGCCCCGCCTAATGTTGCTTGAAAAACAAGTTGTCCCATGATATTTCCTTACGGTGCAATGATTAGCTGATTGGCGGTTAAAGCGCCTGTGCTTGGGTTGTATTTTAACTTTGTTGACGAAACTGTCTGTGGCAAATTACCCGTTGTATTACTTACAAATGTTGGGTAATAAGTCGCATTTGTCGTTGTGTCGTCTGTGATCGCAGTATTTGTTGCATTTGTTGCGGTTGTTGCACTTGTCGCAGTTGAGGCATTACCCGTCAACGCACCCACAAAAGTAGTGGATGTAACAGAAGTCAAACCCACAAACGTAGTCACAGTCGCACCCAAAGCCACCGCAGTTGAGCCAATCGTGACGCTAGAATTAACCAAGGCAGCGTTAGGAATGCTTGTCAGATTAGCACCTGAACCGCTAAACCCTGTGGCTGTCAGAATGCCCGTAGACGGGTTAAATTGGTACTTGGTAGAACTGACAAACTCAGTCGTTAAATTACCCGCAGTAACGGCTGCAAACAAGGGATAACGGGTTGCGTTAGTGGTTGTGTCATCAGTAACCGTTGCATAAGCTACAGGAGTCACCCAAGTTGGGGCTGATGCACCATTAGACTGAAGCACTTGGCCTGACGATCCTGTTGAACCCGATACCGCCAAAGTGCTGCTGAAATCAATTGTCGTGAACTTAGCCGTTGATGCCGTAGTAGCACCAATGGACATATTATTAATTGTGCCAAGGTTTGTCGGGGCAATCTCAATTGAGCCTGTCCCTGTTGGCTTCATGTGGACATGACCCGTCCCTGTAGGGCTTATGTCAATCTGAGCATTTGCGCCATTGATGTTAGTGGAAACACTTAATGTAAGGTTATCACCACCGCCCGCACCCCAAGACAATTGACTTGTGCCGCCCGAATTACGCAAAGCACCGCCCGCACTTGTAGCGGCCTCAAAGAACGGGCCAACAAACTTAGTTGTTGCCGTGATTGTTGTGCCTCTTACCGTGTTAGCCGTTGTTCCACCAATCGCAGGGGGCGCTGACAAATCTAATGTGCCGCCCAGAGTAAGGTTTCCAGATGTGGTAACTGTGCCACTTAGGGAAATCCCTGAGACTGTGCCTGTACCGCTGACAGAAGTCACAGTTCCTGTTGTGGGGGTTGCCCAAGATGGGACTCCGCTTGCCAGGGTTAAAACTTGACCGTTTAACCCCGCAGCCAACATTGCAGTTGTTGCCGCAGCGCTTTGGTAAGGAACTGAACCCGTTGCACCACCCGCTAAATTTGTTGCTGTTGTCGCAGTTGTGGCAGTTGTTGCCGTTGTCGCTGTGGCTGCATTACCACCAATGGATAAACCGCTTGCTGTGCCTGTTAAACCCGTTCCAGCACCATCAAACTGAGTGGACGCAGTAATTGTGCTGCCACCCACAGTCGAACCGCTAATGGGCGTTCCTGTAATCGTCCCGCCCGTAATTGCTACATTGTTGGCGTTCTGAGTGGACATTGTTCCCAAACCCGAAACTTGGGTATTGGCAATGGCAATGTTTGTGTCAGCCAAAACAGTCAGTTGGCCTTGTGCGTTAACTGTGGCTGTCAGGGTTTTAGATGCAGACCCATAGGCAGCAGCTGTCACGCCTGTGTTTGTAATTGAAAACGTGTTAGACGTTAAAGTTAACCCCGTCCCCGCAAAGTATGTCCCCGTTCCTGAGAACTGAACAAACGTGATGGCGGTGACGTTGATTGTGCCTGTTGTCGCAGAAGTGGAAACCCACCCTGTGTTTGCATTGACAGAACCACCAATAACAACGGTGTAAGCGCCTGGCACTTCTGCCCACACATCCATGTCAGTCGCTCTTGTCCAAGTGGACGCAGAAGCCACATAAATGCCGTTTTCATACGATGTGCTTTGATTTTTAACCAGGACACGATCACCCGCCAAAGTGGTGTAAGTGTCGATGGTTTGCAGACCCGACAAGGTAATGTTTGCAGTCGTTCCGCATTTAACCGCTTGCTTGGGGTTTAGCCCTTGGGCAACGCTATCAACATAGAACTTGTTGGCAATGTCTGTGTTGGCAGTTGGGGAAGTGGTTACTTGCCCCGTTGTTGTCAAAATGCTTGTAAAAACACCCGTAGATGGCACAGAAGCACCAATTGTGGTGCTATTGATTGTGCTGTTTGTAATGCTCAGTCCCGATTGAGACGGGTTCAAAGTGGCGTAAAAAGGCTGACCCTGACCAATAAATGTATTAAACGTATTGTCTAAATTAAACAGCGCCTGGACAGGCAGAATGTTTTGATCTACTGTCTTGGCAGGGTCAGCCATAGCGCCTCTTTATGATTGATCGCCAACAGGGGTCACATAAACAATTGACGGGCCAGCGGCTGAACCAATCATGCGGACGTAATAAGGGCTTGCGGGTACTGCCAAGACAATTGGAACTGTCATAGAGGCGGGTAACACAAAGTTCCCTGTGGTTGAACCGCTGACGGGCAAGACTGCCGCAGCCACGTTAGCATCGCCAAGGCTCACAGCAACATAGGTAGCACCCGTGTTGATGAAAGAGGCGTAGTTAACTTGGTCATTAGTGCTTGCAGTAATCAGCGTTGCAGCAGTAGAAGTCGCACCCACCGAAATGGCGGTTGTGACTCCTACGGGGCGCAATACAGTTGTATTAGACATGATTAACCAGCCGTTGTGGGTAATGGGCCTTCAAAACGAATCACATCCACAATGTATGTGCCAGCGGTAGGGGTTAACGATCCCGCAGTAACATTTCCAAATTGGATGCTCAATGTATTGTCGGCAGAACAACGTGCGTCAGCGATAAAAACACCCGCTGTTTGAGCCGCTTGACAAGCCACCAAAACGTGATCTGTTGACAAAAGACCTGGCACGGTGAATGTTTGAGCCGCTGTGGTAGCTGTGGCAACTGCGGCAGGGGTCAAAGACGGGCCAAGATAAAATGTTTGCAAAGCATTGCCACGGGCTAGGGTAGTAGAGGGCATGATAATTCCTTTTCAAGAATGGTTAAATTGTAACGCTAAATAAAGAAAAAGCCACCCCTTTTGAGAGTGGCCTTTTTTTAAACTGAACTCAAATTACCAAGAAAGTAATGGAGAAGTTTGGCCATAACCTGTAGAGGTACTTGGGCGCTGAACTGACACTAGGTAAGTACCTGATGCGGGTGTAACGCTTGCGGCAGTTGGGTTAACAAAACGAATTGTCAATTGGTCAGCAGCAGAGACATAAGCGTCAAGAACGCCTACGCCAGCAGTCTGAGCGCCATTGAAAGCTACTGAAACAAAATCACCAACCACCAAACCAATGCCTGTACTAGCAAAGTTTTGGGCGGCAGTTGTAATTGTTGCAACAGCGGAGGGAGTGAGAGTCAAAGAAAAAACACCACCTTTGACCACGTTGGTCATTGGGGCAAATGATTCTTGGGTGACTGTCGTTGCTGGTCCTGGATTAGCCATGATAATTTCCTTAAATTGAGTTAATAACGGGGGGTGATTAGCCCCCCTTGACCATTAGGCTGCAACTCGGCAAGCGAGTTCAGGATAGAGGGGCGCCCATCCATACAGAACGTCCAAACGTGTAGGAATGGAGTCATTGTTGATGGTGTACTGACGCACAACACGCATTGACAAACCGATTTCCTTATCGCTTGCACGACCCGCAAAATGCACACCTTCAGGCAATTCCAAATCGGCTACTGCCAATGTGAAAGCATTGCGGTGCATGATGATGTTCTGTGGGGAAACAGTACCAATTTTATTGAACTGAGTCACAGCGGCTGTGGCAGAGGTTGTAGGAATAGACACGTTTTGGAACTGACCCGCAGTAATTACGGCAGGGCTAACCACAACAGAGACAGAAGAACCAGAAGCAATAGCAACGGTAGACTTCACAACAAAGTTGCGGAGTTTGTTTGTGCCATAAGCCTGACGATTCTGTGGGTTAACTGCGAAAACGCCATCAATCTGAATGGTGTCGCCAGCATTCAAATTCATTGTTCCCGTGTTAGCCGCTGTCAAAGTAATAGTGCTTGTAGATGCCCAACCAGAGGTCAGGAAGCCCGTTGCAGTTGTGGTAGCAACAGAAGCAGTCACAGTAGTAGTGGAGTTAGAGCCAAAGGTTTGGCTTACCACGTTCTGATCCATCTTCCAGTTCATGCCCGCAGAGTCACGGCCCATCAAACCCTTACGGTACTGATCGCCAATGGCTTCTTGAGGAACAAACAAACCCTTCAAGCTATCAACAATGGTTGCTGATGTGAAAGGCTCAACGATGCAAGACCTACGACCGTCACGGGGTGCGCCTTCTGAGTCCAGATATGCACCAGCAGTCAGGTATGTAATCAAGCCTGTGGGCGGTGTACCAGCTGTGCCAACAATGTTAGCGGTTTGCAGAGTAGCCATAGACATACCGTCACGGTCAATCTTGTTGGCAATCGCTGCAATAGCGGGCTTCAACACACGGTCAGAGAACATATCCAAGGACAATGCCAAATCTTGTGTGGTGAACTGGGTGTCAACGTGAAACTGTGTAGACAAAGTAACGGGGACTGATGTCTCGTTAAAGTCTTCAACATTCAGCGCAGGGCCAGTTGTACCAATGAAACGACCAGGCTTGCGGACATTGACTGTGTTACCAATCTTTGCACCGACAACAGCGAACTGATCGTCATAGTTGCGGTCAACTTCACTTGTGAAAGTCAACTCATTTTCCAAAACCATCAACGCTTCGTTGGTGATCTTGCTTATCGTCAATAAATTATTAGCCATTTTTGGACTCCAAATAGATTAGGTTTACCGAATTTTTCCCGCTTTACGGGCGGCCTTCCAAGCCTGATAACTACCATGAAATTCGCCATCAGCGGAAATCGGTACATCAGCCTTGCCTTGCCCGCCTCGAATCGGTTGAATCGGTGCTGGTGCTTTACTTCTTACAACAGGGGCTGTCTGCTTAGTTTCAGGCTTTGCCTCAAACTTTGCTTCTAGTCTCCCAATCTCTCTAAGCGCTGCATTCGGACTCAAGCTGGCAATTCTTTTGGCTAGGTCATTGTTTTCAGCTAGGTGATACAGGATTCTTGGGCCTACATCACTCTCCAGAATTGCATCTCGGACTGCGTTGTTTACAACTACGTCACTAGATGCGACCAAATCATCAAAATCGGGCATTTCTGCTTTGGCTTCCTGAACCTTCTGCGCCCAAGATTGGATAATCTTTTGCTGCGCTTCCTGTTCTCTCGCCTGGGCAACTTGCCTGTCCCGTTCCGCTAACGCCTTTTCTGTCGAAAACTCAGCTAGAGCCTTCGCATATTCAAACGCATCAGCGAACTGGCTTGGTTGTGGCTCTTGATCAATGTAAGACTGCTGTTGAGGCTGTCTTTGTTGTTCTAGTGCCGCCAAACGCTGTTCTAAATCTACCCTAGCTTGGCGTTCCCGCTGGGCTTCTTGCCTAGCTTCCTCACGTTGCTTGGTTATCTCTGAGAACCGCTTTTCAAGTTTAGGATTTTGCTTACGCTCACCCTCTTGGTTTGCTTCCTTTTCTGCCTCTTTCGGTTCACTCTGTTCTTCCTCGGCTACTGGCTCGGGAGTTTCCTCAACCGCCTCAGTCTCCGCAGGGGATTCAGCTAAACCTAATCTGTTTGCATAAAATTCTGCTGCATTCTCGCTTGTCAATACTTGACCCGCTTCTTTATCGGACATACGTTTCCCAACGATTTGACCCTATGAACCTCATAGGTACGGTTTAGTGGTTTTTACCACAAATTTATTTAAAACTCAAATAGCCCGTTCTGTTGCCTCGGCATTCGCTGTGTTTAATGCGCCTTTGTCCACTTGAGCCAACAAAAGCGCAATTTCTTGTTTCATGCGTTCAATTTCAAGCTGCGTCTGTGTCCTGATAACCGTGTCGTTTGCTTGGCCTTCCACACGCAATTGCATTTCGGCACGATCACTTTGTTCACGAATTTGAGCCTCATCAATTCTGCCTTGCTCTTTCATCATGGTGCGTTGTGTCTCGGCTTGTTGTTTAAATTGCTCAACGTCCATGCGACTCTGTAGCATCATGTCTCTAGCCTGAACCGCTTGTGTAAGTTCCTGAATCTGCTTCTGCGACATAGCCAGCTGCATTTGAACCTGGGGAGGAATCTTAGACTTATCATCAATCTGAGCCATTGGGTTAGCAGCTGCCAAACGGTCAGCAATAATGTCAGCACCAGGCCAATCCATGTTTCTAAACACCAAATCTCCCGCCACTTCCATAAGGCTAGGCGCAGCTGACAACAATGGCAGCATATTGTCCACGGCTTCTTGACGCTTACTGTTGTAGCCTGGGCCTGTTTCCATGACCACATCATATTGACCAACGCTAATGTCATTCAGCACTCGGCCCACAGAGTCCCGCTGATTGATCGTCAGCAATTCGGGCTTGCCATCGTCACCAATTATCCGCATCACACGTTCTGTGTCGTAAATCTTGGGGATTAAATCTAGGCAAATCTTGCCAACGTGAGCAATTGAACGGGTCAAATTGTCGTAATAGTCAAAGTTTGTCAGGTCAACTTGTTGTTGTTGACCGTTTAATGCTTTGCCTGAAATGTTGCCTTGACCAAGCTGTGCAGGGTCAAACACGCCCATGATTCCCTTAATGTCGTTGTCCACACCCATAGCCGCAGCCATGATGCCCGCTTGTGGCGGCTCGGGTTGCAGCCTTGTTGGGGGAGGCGCTGGGCGACCGTCAATGTCAGTCTGTTTGTATCGCAGAAGTGGGAAAGACTTAATATTGGCGTTTGTCCAATCGTTTTCGTGTCCCTCATCTTGGCCTTCAGCAAGCAGCCATTTGGCTTTGGGTGCTAATGCCACGCCTTCTGTGATGGAAGTCTGCCAAAAGTTATACATCCGCTGTGGGTCTTTGGCATAGCGAATCATGCCAAACTTTTTGCGCTTGTCACCAATGACAATGTGTCTGCCATAGACGGGAACAATAGGAATGTATTTGCCCGCCCAATCCCGTTCTTCCAAAACTTCAACCGCAGTTAATTTGCAGTATTTAATCGTTTTCTTGTAAGACTCACGGGTATCAACTACTTCAATGCCGTAATTAGCCAGGCGTGTAAAGAAATCTTTGTCATCAGCAAATGTCGCTGTGCCATCGCTCAAAAGGTACAGTTTTGCCTTTTCTTTGACTGTGTAGTAATACTCAGCCAGGCGAATATCTTCTTTGGTGATCCACTCTGATTGTGAGTCGCCCGTTCCACGCTGGGTGAAACTTGTGCCGCCATCTTCTGCGTCAGGGTACAACTTTCGGAATTCATCCTTACGCATCATTGTTGTAATCAAACAACGGTCAGCATCAGACCCGTCTGGTAGGACTGAATTAGGGTCAAAGTAAACGGTAAAGGGATTGTCTATAGCATCAATATAAATTTCTTGATCAAACGAATCCTCTGAAATATAGTCAGTTCTGACCCGCATATAACCCCAACCCATGCGAACTGCGTATTCAAACGCATTGTCGTAAGCATGGTCAGCGTTGGAGTTAACCTCAATGTGCCGAATAATCCCGCTAATGGTCTGTGCGTCAACCATGTCCTCATGCGTGTTTGTGGCATGAACCTTAATTCGGGGGCGCTGCTGTCTCTGCTGATTAGAAACTTGGCGGCAATAATTGTCCACCTTGTTCACCACGATAACGGGGCGTGACTCAAGATTGCGGGAGTTTTGCAGCTCTACAGGCCATTGATCACCAGCACCAAACTTCAGGTCATCTAACGCCTCTTGACGGTTCATTGTGTCTGCGTCATTAGCAAACTTAAGAAAGTCAATTGCTTCCTGAATTCGTGGATCGTAATCATCAGCCATGATGTTGCCCTAAGTGATTTGGAGTCATTTTAACTCATCCAAGAATGTTGGCTACCATAATTTGCAGTTGGTCTTGGCCTTCTTCGCTCTCTAGGCTCATTAACCATTAAACCAATATATCTAAACGCATCAGCGCCATGCGAATAATTGTCATGTAGTGGCGTTCTGCTGAATTGTTTAGTATCTGGGTCTACATCGTAACGGTAATGGCGTAAGCATTGCAAGCCTTCGTGACAGTTCTCCCTATCAAACCAACAATTGATAAAGATTGTCCTAGCTGCATTGATTGAATCAAGTATGGGCGTTTTGGGGATTATCTTGGTCTTGTACCCAGCTGCTCTCACGATTTCCTCAATGCTTCTGCCGTTGGCTGCAAGGGTTTTATTCTCTGCATCATGTGGCAGCCATAGCGTGTCGTACATATAACCAAATGTCTGCATCTTAGCCAGGTAGTCGCTCATGGTCTGCTGATTGCCTTCAATGTAGCGAATCAAACGGGTTTCCATGCCTATAAATTGTAAAAACCAAATCGCTGTGGCATCAGACCACCCAAGGTCAAAGATGGCATGAACTGGCTTAGTCGGGTCATAGTTCACTTTGGTAATGCGCCCATCCAACTCTGCCATTTGCATTTCTTTGGCAAAGATAGCCCCATCTACCGTCTGTCTGCATAAACCTTCCCAAACCACGTTGTAGGCTTGTGGATCACGGTGTTTAAGCGCATCCTTCTCAAGTTTCAGCGTTTCGGGAAACCACGGGTTGTCTGACCAATTGACCTTTTGAACAATGCAGTTCTCAGGCGGGTTAAGCACAAACCTTTGGTAAGTCTCATCAGTTTCCAACTCGGGGTTGAACGTAATCCATATTTCTGAGTTTTCTTTGCGGATAGTAGGAATTAGCACGTTCCACGACATACGGCTGGTTGTTTGGGCTTCCTCAACCCAGCACACATCTACGCCTTCGTAAGACTTGACATTAGCAACATTGTTCTTCAGGCCGACAAAGCTAAACTCTGTGCCGTTCTTTGCCCTAATTGAAGCCTGGGTGATCTCATAGAACCCAAGCAGCCCTAATGCCTCAATCTGATCGCACAGCAGCTTGTGGACTGAATCTTTGATGGATGTTTGGAATTCACGGGCGCAAAGCACTCTAATCGGGGCTTGAGCGCCTTTAATCAATAACGCCCTAGCAACCCCCCATGACTTAGCCCCGCCTCGTCCACCGTACAGGACTTTATAACGTGAGGGCTTAAACAGACATTGCAGCTTTAACGGGAATTCCGCTTTGGCAATGGATTGGGCTACTTCACTCACTTGGCTTCACAAATGACACTTGGATGCCTGACAACAACGGTGCGCCATCAGCGCCTGTGATTTCTTGTTTCACTTGCTCACGGTACTTTTTGGGAAATCGTGCAGCCATTGACCTTGACCAAATCGTTGCATTCAGTCTCGGCCCATCCTTAGTCTCAACCATGTAAGAATCGGCTTGATCTTCCCACCACGCTTGCTCATGTTCCTTGGCTTCCTCCATGGCGTGCAAAAATTCGGGGTGATCATCACGCCATTGGTACATTGTCCTAAGTGAAAACCCTAGTCTTGAGGCGATCTGTTCCACGCTCTTTCCCACCTTGCCCAAGGCTATGACTTCCTCACAATATTTAGGATCGTAAAGG